CTGTCCCTCTAGCGCCGACGGTGTAGAGGATGGTCTTGGCCGCGTCTGCGCCGCTCAGGGCCAGCGTGGTCTTGCTGTAGCCGCCCGCGCCGCCGCCGCCGCCGCCGTTGTCGCCGACACCCTCGATGCCAAACCCGCCGCCGCCGCCGCCGCCCCACACCTCAATGACCGCGCCACTCGGTGTAGGCCCAGGGATCGTGACGGTGCCTGACCCCGACGAAAAGTCGAAGATGACGGTGTTGGGGGCGGTCTGCGCACTCAGGCCCGCCATGACGGCGATGACGCCAGCCATCAGGTGACCCCCAGCCCGGCGATGATCCAGTTCGTCGCGCCAACCTTGACCAGCGTGGCCATGGCGTTCTGCGCCAGCGTGCGGGTGCCGGTGGTCGTGGTGTTGACCAGCGTCATCGTGTCGGTCGTGATGGCCACCGACAGCGACGTGGCGGCGATGTTGATGACGACGATGGCCGTGCCGATCGGGAACGCCACCGTGCCGTTGGCGGGGACGGTCAGCGTCAGCGACGTGCCGTTCATAACCACGGACTTGCCCCGGTCGGCCAGCACCAGTTGGTGATTGGCGGTCTTGAGGCTTTGCGGCACGTCGAGGTAGCCCGCCGTGTGCGACGCGGCAGCCGCATCCTGGATCGTCGTCGTGCCGGTCAGCGCGGCGTTGTTGATCGGCGCGTAGGTGGTAGCCGCAGCAGCAGCGGACAGGGCGTCGGTGATGCCGTAGCCCGCCAGCGTTGTCGGCTCACCCGTGATCTCCGACCACGGCACGCCCGTCGCGCTGACGTCGTTGATGCCGTAGATGTCGTCGTAGGTGCCGATCAGCCCACCCGCGCTGTCGCGCAGAATGAACTTGTAGGCGACCTCGCCGGTCAGCCACACCTCGCTCTCCAGCCGCCCGGCGGCGTCCATGACGATCGGGTTGGCGTGGGGCGTGACGCCTGCCGCCGTCGTGTAGGTGGCGGTAGGGGTCGTCGTGCCCGCCGCGTAGGTGTAGAGCAGCCCGCCGGTCAGCGGGTTGCCGGAGTTGTCAAGGAACTGCTGGCCAGCGCCGGCGAGAGGCGAGAGGAAAACGGTCATTGGTCAACCTGTGTGATGCTCAACAGCGCCGAAGGGCTTGCAGGGGCGAACGCAGTCGCAGCGTGGGCGTTCAGTATAACATTGGTGTCGTCAGCGGCCCACATCAGCTCTACATAATCGTTATGCGTCAGCGACAGCGTCGCCAGCAGCGGGATCAGCACCTCGTCGTCGTTGCCTTTCAGCCGCCACCGGCTCGTGGAGTTGGCCACGTCGACGCCGTTCTTACGCAGCCACAGATACGCCAAGGTTGAGCCGCCGGTCGTCTTGTCCAGCGACACCGTGGCCGAGATCACGAACGCCCCTGCGCGGGTGACGCCGATGCGCGAACTGGTGTTGAGGCTGACGCCGTTGGCGTAGTTGGTGGTGTTGAACGTCACGGCGTTCGCCGCGCTCGCGCCCGACAGTGTCTGCGTGGCTGTGCTGGCGAACCCGCCCGCGTAGCCCTGCGGCGGCACCAGAGGCGGCGCGGACAGCAGGCCCTGCACGTCGGCACGCACCAGGTCCATCATCGCCTCGGCCTCCGCACCGCTGAACGGCGCAAGGGCAAGGTCGCTGATAGAGATGTCGGTGGTGCCGCTGCCGGTCTGGCTGAACTGGTTGAACAGGAACCGATACCATTCCCGCGACATGATCGCCGTGCCCGGCTCCAGCACCGGGACGCGCGCGGCGGGGATCGAGGTGATGTCAGCCATTGGTGCCGCTCACGGTCAGTTCGGCACCCATGATCGCCACCTTGACGGGGGCGGTGCCCGACACCTCGTAGACGCGGTCGCGCAGCTTGTCGGTCATGCCCAGCCGACGCCAGATGACGCGCGTCGAGGACTGGCCGATCAGCCCCATCGACCGCCAGTGCTCTTTCGACCAAGTGTGCCCGCCGTCGTCGGACCAGCGCAGCATGATTTGCGGGTCTGCCCCCTCGGTGACGGGATAGCCCAGCAGCAACGGGATGCCCTCCGACACCAGCAGATCGACGCCTGTCTCGACCAGCAGCAGCTCGTCGTCTCCGTAACCGACTAGGCCGACGCCGGTCTCACAGACCAGTTGCAAGGCGTGGTGCGCGGTGCGCTTGAAGTCGTTGCCGCCGGTCGGCAGCGCCCGCCACCGACGCAGCCACTTCTGGACCAAGCTGTTGTCGGCGTAGGTGTCGAGGTCCAGTTCGTACAGGTTGCCGTTCTCGAAGTCGCCGACAACCAGCAGGCCGTTGAAGTTGACAAAGCAGTTGGACCGATGGCGCGTGAACACGCCGTTCTTGAGGCCGCGCCGCTCGTGCCACGCCCGCGTCGCAGCGTCGAACACCCATGTCGTGTCGGCCAGCGGGAAGTTGAGGACGTAGAACTCGTGGCCGTCCTGTTGGTAGGAGTAGGCCACCGCGTCCGTCATGTCGGTGTAGCTCTGGATGGCGAACTCGACGGCGTGCGTCGAGATACGCTCGGCCTGATAGCCGTTGGCGCGGTAGACGATGCCGCGTCCACGGGCGTCCTGACCCAGCCAAGTGATGCTGTTATCCAGCTTGGCGATCGAGTTGGGGGCGACGCAACCGACCTCGTTGTAGGCCCCTTGGATGCGGGCCAGCGGGAAGTCGGCGTCGCCGGAGTTATACCAGACCTCGGTCGAGTTGGTGCCTAGCACCCACACCTCGCGATGGTTGGCGACCAGACCGACCACGTCGTCAGGCGCACCCTCGGCGCTGGCGAAATCAAGCGGATCTACGCTGTTGCCGTCGAACAGGGTGGTGACCCAGATGCGTTGCGAGTTGGGTTCCGTGAAGACAAAATAGCCGTCGAGGTAGGCTACAGTGCTGGCACCCGGAAAATCCTCGTCGGTGATCTCGGCCAGCACGCCGGTGTCGAAGTTGTAGATGTAGCCCTTGGGGTCCGCAGCGATGAACAACTGCGTGCCGTTGTCGGCCATCGACACCGGGCCGCTGTTCTCAATCGTGCCGACCAGCGTTGATACGCCGGCGGGCGTGACCGAGTAGAACGACTGGCCCGACACGACGTAGCCGGTGTTGCCGTTCGACCAAAGCCCTTGGATGGGGCCGGTGCCGACGGTCGAGATGAACCGCAGGCCGGGGCACCGTTGCAGATACGCCGCCTCCAGCCCACCCTCGGTCATGACCTCGGGATACAGGTTGACCATGCGGTTGTCGGCAGCGTTGACGCTGCGGACCACATAGCTGCTGCCGAGGATCGGAGACTTCATGTCAGTTCGGCTGGTTGGTGTAGATGTTGTACCGCCCTGGCGAACCCATGATGCCGGACGGCATGGCCATGATGTCGCCCGGATTGTTGATCCGCTTGAGGTTCCGCTTGGATACCATGGCGACGCGGGTCACCTGCGGCGACGGCTCGACGCCAAACTCAGGGGCCAGCTCGCAGGCCAGATTGTAGCGGAAGGCGCGCAGGTAGCCCGGCGGGAAGACCAGTTCCGTGCCGAGCGTCGCGGGCTGCGCCAGCTCCAGCACCGAGATGAAGTGCCACACCAGCGCCTGCGTCGGCACCGGGTAGATTGAGTACGTCGCGTTCGGGTTCGACGGCTCGGCGTAGATGACTTGCGGGTAGGTGCTCGTCACCGTCTTGAGGACGATGGCGTTGTATTCCGCCTCGTTGATGATGGCGGGCATGAACGCCAAGCCCTGCGGGTCGACGTAGTAGGTGGCGTCGTCGAGCAGCACGGGGCGCAGGCCGACGAAGTCGCCGGTCGGCCCGAGCGTGCGGACTGCCTGCCCTGCGGGCCATGTGAATGTCTGATCTTGGGTGGCGTAGACAGCGAGCCTTTCAGTGCTCCAGCTATCAATCATCATGTTCATCGCGGCCAGCGCGTCCTGCGCCGTGTCCGCCGACGGAACCTCGCCCTCGGCCAGTTGACCGATCAGCCGGAGCGCGCCGTAGATGATGTCTCCTGCGGTCGTCATGCTGTCGTCCTGTCGTTGGCAAGGGTAGTGCCGCCCCGCCGGTTAAGGCGGGG